GTCATTTGGTAATTCGCCATCATAAATTTTCATCTTTCCACAAACAACAATATATCTATTCATTAAAACATTTTCATAATAACCAATAGTAACGCTAGTTTGAGCCTTCTCGGAATCTTCATCTTTAGCTTCTTCACTAACTGAAATGTATTGTAATTTCTTTTTATTTTTCTTAGCCTCCGGATACATATCAAAAAACTCTTCTTTTGTAAGATCCTTTTCGTAATAGACTTCAGTTTGTGACCAAACATCTCCATTGTTAAATCCAATGCCGAGCCAAGTTCTTGTACATTCTAGTGGTTCTCGATAAACATCATCAAATAAAATTTTATCAACTCCATTCCTTTTAACTTGAACTCGTCTAGGATAAACACGCCATGCAGCCCATCCATATGTAAATAAGTTCTGATAAGTTGTCATCAGAGTATTTGCACCATTGCCACCAGTCATGGCCCAGTTACGCTTCCATAGCTCATACATTGCCTTTCCATAAACTTTATCATCTGCAACAACGTGCGCATCTGGTAATTTTCCTGCAAGAACCGAAGTAGCGATCATTATTTTTGAAAAAGCAATTGGTTCTTGAGACACTGGAACTCCAGATCTATTTTGATCTCTATCTGTAAGCTTCTGTGGATAAACATTTATATCATAAGATCCATCGGCCATCTTATTATAGAAGACCATTGAACCCCACCCTGATTTTTCATAAAGCTTCTCTCCATACGAAACTGCCGTACTCATTATGTTTTGTTGTATTTCAAGCGCTAGCGCATCAAATTTCTCTCTATATTGAGAACGCTTCATTTCAAGTTTTTTTTCCTCAATAAACTCAATCGTCTTTTTATCACCTTTAAGTTTTGTTTTTTTATCGTAATCCATATTTTTTATAAAATATTAAATTATATATCTTTAGTATACCTCCATTCTAAAAATAAAACAACTTTTGCTTTTTTTTGTCAAGTTTGCTCTCATTTTTTCACGTTCTTGTCAAGTTTTTACTTTTTTAGTGACTAATTCGCTCCGAATTGTTCTGGTTTTCTGAAAAAATTGCCTTCATGTGACTAAATCCTTCGCCACCAGTCGTGTCAGCTTCATATTTTCCTTGTTCTTGAAGGATCGCATAGCCAATTGACGCAGCCATTATTACATCATCGTGTTTTTTGTCCATTGCCTCCGGCTTTCCTTTGATATTTCGAACAAAAGTGAACATCTCATTCAAGATTTGAGCTGGAAATCCACTATTTTTTCTAAAAAACACGGCCTTCAGAGCCGCCAGGGCGAACGGGCGGGTAGCGGAGGTCGTCTTCCATCCAAAAAACTTCGTAATTTTTTGTGTAATGTCATCAAAAACCTTTCTGTAATACAAATTAATGTACCCCATCTTCTCCAGAGCGTCATTTACCCACAATCCATCCTTATTGACTTCGATCCCAATTAACGCCCAATTGTAAAATTTCCCGAGCTTGTGCGCCTCTGTAGCCAATTCATCCGGTGCAACGTGTGATCTGTAGACTGCATCACACTCCTCTGTTTTGTGGTTTATTACATATAGAACCTGGAAATCTCCATGCGCAAGGCCTTCCGCAGTATCTCCACCAATAATATACTTCACTCCTGTTTCAGGCTTTTTGAATATCTCCAACGACCCAGAGGATACCGGAATAAATGTAACGTCTCCTTTTTCGTTTATTGCAGTTTCACCTTTTACTCCTGGTTTAGTATCCAAAAGCAAACTCGCCACTTTAGCTGTAGAGAAATATGTCTGACCTGTAGAAAGAAATGCTTCCTCCTGTGTAGTCGGATACTCCTGCATAAGAGATTTCACTGCGTCAGGACTCTCTTTACCACCGAACTGCAACCATTTCATGTAGTAATAAGTGATCTCTTTATCATTCAATTTATGTTCTATCTGATATGAAGCCCAATCAATTTCACATTCATCCATCTTTTCCGCAGGGATATTCTCATAAATCTTCTTCATTTCCATATCATCATACTGCCAGTTGTAGAAATGCGGTAGGAACTGCACCTGTGAAAGCTGTGGGGTAATTGTATCCCTAATCAACCAGTTCTGCTGGAATATCTCGTAGAATCTACCGGCCATTCCTTCAGCAGTTGATTCAATAAAAATGAATCCATCAAATGGTACAGTCGGGAATGTTCCACGTTCAACTTCCTCCGCACGCTTCGGAAACGCCATACACATTTTCGCTAACTCGGATATATGCACATAATGGTAAGTCCCGGACCTTCCAGATACTGCTACTGCTATAGATGAAGTGGAACCTTCGTCTGGCCCGTAATCAATAACCACCTGCACTTTTCTAGCAGAACGATGATTAATCTTAAAAAACGCATCTTTAATATCAGCCGCCATATTACGAATCGCAAACTCGATCTTCTTATCAAATATTTCAGTCGCATCCTGCACTTTGTGAGCAATCACAATACCCTCCTTATTAGGGTTAAACAGTATAGAATCAAGTATAAACAAATCAATAAATGTAGTGAAACCTAATTGTCGCGATTTTAAAATCACGTGCCTATGAAAAGCACGTGGAATATTTATATATGTATCGTAAAAATGTTTTTGAGCACGATTCATCTTGAAAACCTGTTTGTCTCCATCCTTTGTTACAATCCAATACAAATTATCCAACCTCCACTTCTGATCTTTAATCAGTCCGGGATTGGTTGTCAACAGTTCAACAATCTCTTCGTTATGTTCTTTTTGTGTTTTTGATATATTCATTTTTGTTTCCACACTCATCCAATCAAGAGCCCATACTCGTTTGGTGTACTCCGTAGACTGCGGAAGAGATTGGGAAGTAAGAAGCCAAGTGGCCTAATTTTAGAAAAACCAAGCTCTACCAGACACTTTTCCACCTAACTCCTGATTGGGTGAGTGAGGATTAAATTAAAAAGGGTGGAACAGGTCTCGAACCTGCATCTACAGGGTTACCTAGGTACCTAGTGATTTACCAATTAATCTACCCACCCATTATTCTTTATTCAATTGTTCAAACCCGAGTTCCGCCAGCTTCAACAAATGATCTTCTCTGTCCTGGAAATACTTCTTCTGCGCCCGCACCTGCGTTAAATGCTGAAATATAACAAACAAGGATGTAGGCTCTATAGGAGTCTCAATCATCCCGAATTTTTTTTCTTTATCCAATTCTTCAAATTGGCGGTAGAAATCGTGTAATTTCATATTTTATTTAGAACCATTGGTCCACTGTTTAGCCATAGCTTTTGCTATACCAGTGAATGTTTTACTTCTTAATTTCGTTCTTTCATCTTTTGGTAATTTCCATGCTTCTGCATACCATTTAGCCATTCTTTTTCCACTTTTATAAGTAATATATTCAGGTTCTACAATTTTAGTTGGTTTTAATTTTGGTAATCCTTTTAACCAAAGAGCAGTCTTTTTTGCTTCTTTGTGTCCAAATTGATATGGTTGAATAATTTGGTCTGGTTTTCTCCAGTGTGTACTCATAACTCCTATTGGATTTTCTACAACAATTTTTTTACAATCTGCATTAGCTAATGCCATAAAAAATTTAATTGCTTTTTTTCTATCCACATGTCTTTTAATTGCTTTATTTCCATATCTTTCTATATTAAACCATCTATTTCCAGTAACTGTAAGATATGTGCAAGGTGGGTGAGCTATTATCATTTCCCATTTTTGTTTCAATAATGGTAAAACATCTCCTTGTATGTGCCATTCAGGGTGTCCTCCACTACATGGTAAAATATCACAGCTAAAAGCATCATGTCCTAATTTTCTAAATTCCTTACATACTGACTGACTCTCTTCACATGCTATTAAAATTCTCATATTATTTATTTATAATTTTTTAAAAATCCAAGTCAAGACCCTCGCTCGCATCAACCACTTCCACCTCCCCATCAATAACAGTCTTCTCTTCTTTTTGTGGTGTAGAATCGGGGAGAACAGTCTGATTCTCAATCTGATTAAGTATTACAGTACGGAGCTTGTTACCCGCGTTGCTCCTCGGTTTTGCATCCTTCGGAACAGCGTTAAATTTAGCCCATGCAGATCCGATCGCATTAAGGGCCCCGATCAACTCCTTGTTAGTAAAGTCCTTGAATCCTCTCGCTTTGAACTCGTGCATTGCGGCCAACGCCAGGTTATTAGAATCCGCAGCTAATTTAGCCATAGCATTATTGAACCCGGCTGTAACCTCTATATGGCTTTTAGCACTATTGGCAATATTGGGAGAGTAACCACAATCCAAAGCGATATCCTTCTTTGTAGTTCCTCTACCACCTCCAAGAATCCTCTTAGCGTAAGCCATTTGTTGTACTGATGATTCACCTTTTCTTATAAACATACATTCCAACTATACCAACCTCTGATAATTAAGTCAAAGTTTGGGTGTTATTCTTTTTCTTCAATAGAATCCTTTACAGATTGATCGAAGTCCAAATCTTCTTGTGTTTGGGCTTTCTGTTCTACAAATTCATCTTTCTGGTTTTCACTTTCTCTAGGGTGTTCCTCTCCCATGTGTATAGGAAACTTACCTTCTGCTACCATTTTCTTTCTCCACTCCCAATCAGCTAGCCGTTCATCTTCTGTCTGAACGTGTCTTTCTGCTTTTACTTTTTTCTTTTCTGCAACCTTACCATCAAAGTTGTCTACAAATTCTTCTATAACCTGATTAAGCAAAGCACTTGAATTAGTGTACTTCTTTTTAGCAACCTCTGCTAATCTCTTTTTTAGGTCCTCGTCAATATTGAACCCGAATAATTTTTTACTCATAGATTTATATGTTAATTAATTAGTTGTTAATATAAGTTTAACACACTGTTAATAATTATGCAAATAACAGTTTTAATATTATAGCCCAATACTTATGCCCAGTCAAATGACCACTAAGCTTAGCAAAAAAAGACTCTTTTTTGTCAAACACAAGGCATAAGTATTTGGAAAAAGGTTTCTATAACACATTGTATATATACAGTTTT